AACCAGACGCCGGTGTGGACTGTTCCAAACAACAACCAACCAAATTCATGGAGTACACTGCCTGTAGAACAACCTTCTACATGGCAAGTTATTTCTGACACGCAAACCCCATCGTGGGATACTGACGATACATCTCAGCCACAGAGTTGGCAGACTATAGACACTTGAGGTTAACGCATGGCGCTCATTCTTAGGGACAGGGTTCGAGAAACTTCAACGACGTCGGGGACCGGCAGTTTTACGCTGGGCGGCGCTGTACTCGGGTTCCGTACGTTTGCGTCTGTCATGGCTGGGTTTGACACGACTTTTTACACCATCACTAACCCCGGTACGAATGAGTGGGAGGTCGGGGTTGGCACGTACATTCCGGCTAACGTGCTTTCTCGAACGCAAGTGTATGCGTCGTCTAATGGCGGGTCGTTGGTCAGCTTTAGTGCGGGGACCAAAGATGTATTTATGACTTATGCGGCTGCGCAAGCGGTGACACTTGCATACCTTGCTAGTTTTAGTACCGGTATTGTTAGGATCACAAACGGATTAGGTATAAGCACTCTTGACCCTGCATCAGGTATGTTGGCGTGGAACACATCAACAGACAATTTTCTCAGTAGAAGTATTGCTGCTGGGGACGGCATTACTGTTGGTAACGGAAATGGTGTTTCAGGCAATCCTACCGTTGTCAATACAGGTATCCGCGCTTTAAATCAGCGATCCAACACAGCCAATATTAGTCTGTGGTGGCACCGTACGTATTGGTACACGTACGGAGAGTTTTGGGGAGATTCGCCTTGGCTGAACAACACTAACCAAGGCACGTTTTTCTTTAAACAGCTTGGCGGGGGCTTTAACAATACCGACGTCCCGGATTTGTTTTACTGGGACAAAGACGAGCAGAACAGCGATGGCTCTAATTACGGTATTGGGTATCCTCGTTCTTCTACTGACAGAAACAATTTTCTTCGTCGTTATTACTGGCAGAACGGTCGGTGGTATCAGCGCGAAATGATTTACATGGGTGAGGCGAACTGGGTTAACAACCCTCGCGCAACTCGCGCCATGTCTGAGCTTGTGCTCGGGGCTAACTGGTTAGAAGGAGACGACACGCCTGATAAGGGCTACACGTACGCGTATTTGATCCCGTTTCAAGGAAACGCGTCTCAGGTCCCTACTGGCACCACTGTTACCGGTAACTTTCTTATTAGCGGCACAACTGCTGCGCCGACAATTTTGTCCCAAGCGGTTACTACAACTTCAGAAGTCCGTATTCACGTTAACGGACGGCGTTATGTTTTCACTGCGTGGACCGCAGACGGAGCCGTAAGCATTCGACAAACTGGTGGCGGATATGGCGAGTATTTCAACACCGTAACGTTTGGCGCTAATACTACGTTCTATTACAACTACTGGTGCGAAGGCGATATTATTGCTCGCACTTTTGTAAAAGTGTTCTTTAGTAGCACGGCGACTGCTAACTGGTCCTACGCTGCGCAGTCAGGAGACAAAGGCGACACTATTTGGCGAGCCTACATTCAGAACACAAACAGAGGAAACTACAACGGCGGTTTTTGGCGCGATGTTGATGGGTTCGTATTTACGTCTGCGCGTGTTGAAAGGTTGTGGTCCAGTAAGGCACTGGCTTTGCCGCTGACAACTAATGCGGTGGCACGTCCGTTTACTATTCAGTGTCGGTTCCGTGTCGACAACATAACAACACTCAACCAAAACGTGTTCTGGATTGCCAACACTGCGGCGGCTGCCAACGGAATCAAAGTTATGGTGAACGAGGGGTCGGTAGACCGCCGTTTGTCAATCACGCTGGCCACTACGGTGCCTGCGGCTATTATTACCTCCCTGAAGTGCTGGCAATTTAACGGCAACGGGGAATGGATCATTGTTACTTTTGTGTGGAATCCTCTTGATACCGCATTCCCCGGCCGTCTCTATGTCAATGGGGCCATGATGTTCAAGACCGCTTCGCAGCCTTTCAGTGCGTCTACGGCATGGTTCAATATAGGAGCAACTGCTGACGGCACTGCCAACGGTTTCGAAGGGCGGGTTGATTACTTGCAAGTTGTGCCGGAGTGCTGGGGCGCATACCTTCCACAAGGCACAGCGCTGATTGACGTCGATGCCGGTGATACCGGTTGGGTTAACGCGGGCAACAATGGCGGTCAAGACGTTCCGTTTTCTTGCCGCAATAACTTCGGCTTCCGTGGGTACTTGCGCGGTTCAAGCTGGGGCATCGGCGCAAACATTCGGTCCGACACTTACTGGGACGGCCCCATCGTGGGCTCTGCTGCGGATTCGTTTACGCTTACGGGCGATATTGTCAACGGAAGCGACACAGTTACGCTGTCTAAAACAACGGCTGGTTTTTCTAGAAACACAGGACGGTTTTTAGTTACCGCAGCAGGCATACCGACTACAACCCACGTCTATGCGTTCATCAGATATGGCGAAAAAACATTTACTCTGTATGACAGAAACGGTGCCCGCGCCGCTACTGCGACAACTAACGGGGTGACGCTTACGTTTGTGCGGTGTAACGGTTCTACAGGCAACGGCGGCTATTTACAGATGCCAGACAACGCAATATTTGTTGCGAAGTCTAATAACATATCAGGGGTATTTACTAACGAACTGGCGGGCGTTAACAGCGGCGCAACGACTGGTACTTGCGCTTTTCCTGATGTCACATTTACAGCAACGGCTGACGCAGGTATTAACGACTATTTTACTACTCAGAACTCAGCGGCCAATAACACGGCGGTACGCGCTATGCAAGCCGCTCTCGCTATAGGCCCCAAGCAGTACACGGCAACCGGCTCAGGCATAGCCACAACCAGTGCAACAATCGACAATGCCCGAGTTGTTGGTATTGCATGGGACGCGTTCGGTACAGGGCTACATCAAGTGTTCTTAAGCCGTAACCGCAACGCAGGTGTGGCAGGAGCAGCAACTATCACGCTGCGGTTTGTTCCCGGTCCTTCTAGCGGCTATAACGATTTTGATTTGCTTGGTGGTGATAACTCCCGCGATACGAGCAACGGCGAGACGGACGGGTATTCGTTTGATGACTGGTGGTTCTCTAGCCAGCGTGAGATGAAGACAATGATGGCTACCGCTGGTATCGGGCAATGGCGTTATACGCGAGTCTCACCGCCCGGTTGCGTTTATGACTCAGGGGTTTTCAAAGCAACCGCCACCACATTTGCGCGTAACATGTATCTGGGCTATGGCGCTCGGGGGTATTTGATCACGTACGGCACCACTGGTGACTATAACCAGTCCACGGTCAACCCAGTTGTAAGCGTTATTGCCAACGCTGCTTCTAACGGTATGAACTCGGATGGATTCAGCCTTACTGTTACGGTCGGTACGTTTTACCGCGTTCTGATTATGCCGTTTGGAACAACGATGGTAGGCGACTATGTTCAGTAGAGGATTACATGCCAGTTGAAACACAGCCTGTGGGAATGCCCACGTACGTCAAGCATGACGATATGTCTTTTATTTATTGTGGAGACAGACAGCATCCTGACGACCACGATGTTACGTCGTGGATGCACCCGCTTGATGGCGGGGTGTACACGTATGTGCCGGAAGAGCGTAACTGGACACCAAACCTGCCGGGCGAATGGGCCGTTGTCCGCGCTGAGAGAAATAAACGTATTGAGGCTGTACGCTGGCGCATCGATCGAGAGCGAGACAGAGTGGCGCTAAACTTGACAGACGACACTTTGCTTATGTCGCTGCTTAATTATGTTCAGGCGTTGCGGGACATTCCCCAGACGCAGACCGACCCGCTGAACATTGTGTGGCCAGACGAGCCGTCGTAGGAGTGAAAAAATTGATCCGCTGACTATTGTTGCTTGTTTCAAGGCGGCAACGACTGCGATAGACCTAGCCAAACAAGGGATTGCGTTCTACAAGGAAGTCAAGGCCACCGCAGGCGAAGTCGGCGATGTGCTGAAAGATTTGAAAGAGCAGTACCACAAACTCGTTGATCCGTCGCCCGAGCAGACGCGACAGTACAACGAAGAAATAAAGCGCGTCCAGACCGTTGCCAAGACGAATCCGATAGACGCACTGAACAACATCTGGGACTATCTTGGCACTTTTGTTGATGAGTACGACAAGCTGGCCAAGGCGTTTATAGAAGAGGAAGCCAACGCCAAGAAACTGTACAAAGGGAATGAGTCTTTAGCCCGTAGGGCGCTACGGCGAATACAAATAAGGACTCAGCTTGACGCAATGCTGGCCGAGGTACGCGAGATGATGGTGTACCAGACGCCGCCTGAATTGGGAGATGTGTGGACGCGCTTTGAAAAAATGTGGCAGCAGATCGTTCAAGAACAAAACGAGGCGCTTGCCGACGAGATGCGCAAGACACAGACTGTTGTATGGCGACGCAGAAGGGCGGTAAACCAGTTAAAAGCGCTGGCAACTTGGATTGGGGCAATCCTGTTCGTAGTGGGGTGGATGTGGGGCGTGTTTCTTCTGATAAGGACGAGTCACACATACCGTGGGTTATCGTGGTATGTCTGGCAGTAATGGCCTTGACTTTCGTAGTAGCAATACCTTTGCTTGGGATGGCTTATTTGGACATGCACAATGCTACTGAGGCTGCAATTCAAGAAATCCGAAAGATGCGTGAGTTGCGTATAAAACTTATGTTGGAAAACCAAAATAGGGGAGAATAATGCTTACACTTTTGTCAACACTTATTTCGTTCTTGATGGGTGGCTTGCCCAAGATTCTGGACTTCTTCCAAGACCGTGCGGACAAGTCCCACGAACTAACGCTCGCCAAAATGCAGACCGAACGGGAAATGCAGCTACTGGCCGCTGGCTATGCTGCGCAGCAAAAAATCGAGGAAATCAAACTCGAAGAAATCCGTACCGAGACTGCTTCACAAGAAAAGCAGTCCTTGATCCAAGCCCAGCAGGCTGAGATGCAGGCGATCTACGCGCACGACATGAGCCTGAACGAGGGTACGTCGCAGTGGATGAAAAACCTCCGGGCGGGTGTAAGGCCGATCATTACATTTGGTTTCTTCTTCCTGCTGGTCTTCGTTGACGTTGGCCTGTTTGCCTACGGATGGCACCGTGGTACTGACTTCAAAGAACTGGCGGAAATGCTGTGGGATTCCGAGACACAGGCGCTGTTTGCCTCAATCATTGCATTCCATTTTGGCGGTAGAGCCTTCGGGAAGTGATCATGCCTGTTAGCAAAAAAGCACTAGAAATGATCCGCCACCACGAGGGTGTGCGGACTAAACCATATCAATGTCCAGCCAAGCTTTGGACTATCGGGGTAGGGCATGTGATTGACCCAAACCACGGTAAGCTAAAGATCGAGGAAAGGGCAGGTTTGCCCTGCCCACCGGGCTGGAACCGCACGTTTACTATGGAGGAAGTGGATGCTATCCTTGCAAAAGACCTTGAGAGATTTGAGCGCGGAGTACTTAAATTTTGTCCTGCTGCTGGCACTCGTCAAGGCTGGCTCGACGCTCTGGTTAGCTTTAGCTTCAACGTAGGACTTGGTACGTTACAGCGCAGTACCCTACGGCAAAAATTTAATCGCGGGGACTACGCTGGCGCAGCAGAAGAGTTCTTGAAATACACCAAAGCCGGTGGCAAAGTACTTAAAGGCTTGGTAAACAGACGCAACGACGAGCGTGCACTATACCTTAGTTAAGGAACCAAAATGTCAACATACTCCCCCAACTTACGTATCGAACTTATAGCCAACGGCGATCAATCCGGTGTTTGGGGCGATACAACAAACACCAACCTTGGTACGTTAATCGAAGACGCTGTTGCCGGGTATGTAGCGGTTACGACTACAAGTGCGTCTCAAGCGCTGACCGCAGTTAACGGCGGAGCCGATCAGTCTCGCAACATGGTTATTAAACTGGATACGTCTCATGCAGGAGCGTATACCGTTTATATCCCCCCGGCTGAAAAATATTACGTAATCTATAACTCAAACTTAACTTACGCAGTTACCATTTCGGCGGCGACTGCGCTTAACGGCACCACACCAACTGGCGGCACTACAGTAACAATTCCCGCCGGGAAAACAATGCCGATTTTCTGCGACGCTAACAATGTGCGCGTAGCTTTAGATTATGCAAGCACCCTAGCACTTGGAACCCCTCTCCCCATAACTTCTGGCGGTACTGGGCAAGTTACAGCTAACGCTGCAATAAACGCACTACTTCCATCGCAGAGTGGAGCAAATGGTAAGGTGTTGTCGTCTGACGGGACTAACACTTCTTGGGCCTCAATAATCCCCACACAAACAAGTAATGCGGGGTCATTTCTAACCACGGATGGGACTAGCACTTCGTGGGCAGTGCCCGGAGTCAAAACAGTACTGTGCGCTACCACCGCTAACCTTACCAGCCTAGCCGGTACCACTACTATTGACGGTATAGCTGTTGTGGCTGGCAACCGGGTGCTGGTTAAAGATCAAACAACTGCGGCGAACAACGGTATATATGTAGTTGCTGCCGGGTCTTGGTCTAGGGCGGATGACGCGAGCACTGCCGCAGAGATTGCCGGTTCGTTTGTTAATGTTCAATCTGGTTCCGCTAACGGTGGTACTCAGTATGTAACTACGTTCAAATCTACCGACACGGTAGGCGTTACCGCGATGACATGGAATAGCGTGGTGTCTGGCACTATTACGTCTGGCGTAACATCTATTACTTTTGGTAGCACTGGACTTACCCCTTCAACCGCTACGTCTGGCGCGGTGTCTGTTAGCGGGACTCTTGCCGCAGCTAATGGGGGCACTGGGCAAACATCCTATGCAGTTGGCGATCTGCTATACGCGTCTGCCGCCACTACTATATCTAAACTATCGGATGTAGCTACAGGCAACGTATTAATTTCTGGTGGTGTAGGTGTAGCCCCTAGCTACGGCAAAGTTGGGCTGACTACCCACGTATCAGGTACGCTACCTGTTGCTAATGGCGGCACCGGCTTAACTTCGGCTACTACGGGCGACCTGCTTTACGCTTCTGGTTCAAATACTTGGGCATCTTTAGCTGACGTCGCTACAGGTAATGCGCTAATTTCTGGCGGAGTTGGTGTTGCTCCTAGCTGGGGTAAGATTGGGTTGTCCACCCATGTGTCGGGCAACTTACCTGTATCGAACTTGAACAGTGGCACCGGCGCATCAGCCACTACATTTTGGCGTGGCGATGGTACGTGGGCAACCCCGGCAGCCGGTACCGGCACGGTTACTTCTGTAGGTATGACAGTACCGGCGTTCCTAGCAGTATCGCCTTCGTCGATTACTACGTCTGGAACTTTTGCAGTTACGTTCTCTGGCACAGCGCTCCCAACTTCTAACGGTGGTACAGGAAGCACAGCAACAACTTTCTGTAACTTGACTACCAACGTTACTGGAGTCCTACCTATTGCTAATGGCGGCACGGGACTTTCTTCAGCCCCAACTAACGGCGTGTTAGATATTGGCAACAGTACTACAAGCGGCTTCACCCGCACTACTTTAACAGCAGGTACGGGCGTCACAATATCTAACGGGGCTGGGTCTATTAGCATCTCAATCCCGCAAGCGATAACGACGACTTCCGGGGTTCAATTTGGAGCACTTGGCGTAGGTACAGCAGCCAGCGCGACAAGCGGTGAGATTAGAGCTACTAACAACATCACTGCTTACTACTCATCGGATGCGCGGCTAAAAGAGAACGTCCAGCCAATATCCAATGCGTTGTACAAACTGTCGCAAATTCGCGGAGTTACTTTTGATTGGACGCAAGAAGAAATCGAACGCGGTGGCGGTGAGGACGGGTACTTTGTACGTAAGCATGATGTTGGTGTAATCGCCCAAGAAGTTGAAGTGGTTCTTCCTGAAGTTGTTGCCGAACGAGAAGACGGATTTAAAGCAGTCAAGTACGACCGTATAGTAGCGCTGCTTATTGAGGCAGTTAAAGAATTGCAGGCCGAAGTTGCTGAACTTAGGAGCCAAGTCAAATGACGATGAACAGCACTGGTCCGCTCAGTATGGGCGGCTCAACTGTCGGTCAGTCGATTAACCTTGAATTAGGGCAGTCGGCCACCGCTACGATCAGCCTGAATGACGCTAACGTACGCACATTGCTGCAAGTACCTAGTGGCGCAATCTCTATGAGTGCGGCATATGGCAAATCCAACAGGCCCACCGCTTCTCAAACATACAGCGCTAACACAACAGGCGCGACTATAAACGTTTCTGCACTTTCTGGGTATGTGGCAGGCAGCACAGACGTCACCATCACAGTCAACGCCGGTGTTTATGTGTATTCTACAGACACAGCAGTTTACGCTTTGACCATTACCGGCGGTACGACAGGTGACACCATCACTCTTGTGAACGACGGGTTCATTATGGGTATGGGGGGCCGTGGGTACCACAACACGCTTGCTGCTACTGCTGGTGGCCCCGCACTAAATATTTCCGGTATTGGTACGACAAGTATCACGATCAATAATCAAAACGGATATATTGGTGGCGGTGGTGGGGGCGGGAACGGCGGCGCTTCCTACAGTGCTGTTGGTCGTGGAGGTGGTGGGGCAGGCGGCGGTGCTGGCGGAAATAATGCAGCAGCCGCAGCTTCTCCGGGCGCTACAGGGGCGAATGGAACGAACCTAAATGCTAACAACTCTACCGGTGGTAATGGTGGCCGTATCATGCCCGGTACAGGCGGGGCAAGCGTAGCTGGCGGCCCCGGTGTTCGCAATTTTGGTCTTGGTGGGGGCGCTGGCGGTAGCGGTAGCACAGGCCAAGATGGTGGAAGCTTATATTGGGGAGGCGGAGGTGGTGGCTACGGCGCGGCAGGTGGTCGTCGGGGATCAGGCGCAACATCGTCAGGCACATCGGGTGCCGGGGGTTCTGCTGGAAACGCGGGCGGCGACGGTTCCCCCAATCCTAGTTCTACTACGTTGGCGGGCGGTAAAGCAATTAACACATCTACCAAGACAGTTACATGGGTTGGCGGTACAGCTAGTTCTGGCAGAGCGTATGGAGCCGTGGCATGACGACATACTACATAACCGACTATACGACTGATGAAACTGTATCAGTATCGGAAGAACAGTTGTTAGATACCCTCGCGCTGTTCAAAGCAAAGCTGCGACAAAAATGTGTCGAGTACTTTCCGATTGTAAAAATAGAACAGCATGGCGCGGATACCACTTGGTCACGTGTTTTTGATTTGTTAGAAACTACCGAAGGCGTTTACAGTGTGTTTAATTACTATACTGGAACGCACGAATCAGAAGGCACGGCAGCCGAGACGCTTTCTAAACGCGCTGTGTTGGTTGAAAGATATGTGGAAGAAGCGTACGACCCTCCTTATACAATAACCACTAAAGTGGAGGTGATGCCGTGACGGTAGAGGAAAACACGTTAGGTTATTTCGGAAACATCTGGGTACGCCAAAACATGCTGGCTAAAGCAGGTGACGTAACGCGTGGGCACAAACATCATTTTGATCACGTGTCTTTGTTGTGCACAGGAAAAGTGCGCGTAACGGTTGCTGGTCATCCACCTAAAGAATTCACTGCGCCGACTTTCATCGTCATAAAAAAAGAATACGAGCACCACTTTGAAGCACTAGAAGATCAGTCTGTTTGGTACTGTGTGTTTGCTTTGCGGGATATTGACGGTAACGTCACAGACATATACAGCGGCGACAACAGCCCTTATGGTTCAGCCGAGGGGGATTTTACTGTGCTGGAAAACACGTCTATCGAGGTACCAAAGTGAGCGTAGACAATCAGCGCCTTGCTTTTTTTGGAAACGTCTGGGTGCGCCAGAACGTACTGGCTAAAGCTGGCGATAAGCAGCAAGGCCATGCGCACAGTTTTGACCATGTGACTTTGTTAGCCAAAGGAAAGGTTAAAGTCACGGTTACTGGACATGAACCAAAAGAATTTACTGCGCCTACTTTCATAGTGATTAAGAAAGAGTTTGAACACGCGTTCCAAGCCCTAGAAGATGACACTTTGTGGTACTGTGTTTTTGCTATGAGAGATGTGGACGGGGAAGTAGTAGACGTCTATAGCCAAGAAAACAGCCCGTACGGGGTCGGGGGCGGTGGTGACATGAGTCGTCTTGCTACGGTCAGCATTCTTCCGTAAGGATTAAAAATGCCTTTACAGAAATTACTTTTTAAGCCCGGGGTAAATCGAGAGGGGACTACGCTCGCCAACGAAGGTGGTTGGTTTGAATGCGACAAAGTTCGTTTTCGTTCCGGTTTCCCAGAGAAAATCGGGGGATGGGCAGTACTTTCTTACAATAAGTATTTAGGCACAGCGCGGTCGTTGTGGAATTGGATAACGCTAAAGAGCTATAACTTACTAGGGGTAGGCACTAATCTTAAGTTTTATGTTGAGAACGGTGGCGTATATTACGACATCACTCCTTTGCGTATCTCCACGGGGCCATCAGCGCCGGTGCCTACTACGGCGGTTGCGTTTGCCGCTACAACAGGTTCGTATGAAATAACGGTAACCGATGCCGCCGCTGTTGGGTTTCAAACCGGGGACTACGTTACTTTTAGCGGAGCAACTGGCATCAACGCAGAGATTACCGCAGGGGTGCTAAA